TAAGACTTCCGGCCTTTCTCGTTAAGACCACCTTTGGCGTTCTTGCCTTCCTTACGAGTCCAAGCTGCGGTCATTTCTTAGCCGTTTTAGCTGATTCTTTGAAAGCCTTAGCCGTTGGCGCACCAGGACTCCCAGGCTTACGCATCTTCTCTGGAGTCTTGCCAGCAGCCTTTTGCTTGGCTATGCGTTCACGCTTGGCGTGGATATTTGCGTATAAGCCTTTCATTTCTTCTTGACCTTAGCTTCAGAAAGCGCAATCGCAATCGCTTGCTTGGGATTCGTTACTGCCGGACCCTTCTTGCTTCCAGAGTGCAACTTACCCTTGTTGTACTCAGTCATCACCTTGGAGATCTTCTTCTCCGCTTTCGTTTTCTTCACTTTTCCACTCCATACAAGATTTCTCAGGCGCACACATAAAGTTCCACTCGTGGCAGTACCCGACACCTTCAGGTAGACAATCCTGCATCTCCATGTCGAAATATCCACAATTCTCGCAACGCCTCTCTTGAGCTTGGCTTGCAGAGATACGCCACTTTGCACCTAGATCGCGCCAGAATTGAGTATCGCCCTCTCTCTCAGGGCCGTACATACCCTCGTCCCTAGCGATCTGCTTGTTTTCCTCGTTTAGCTTCTCGTCTTGGGTCGGCAGCGGACACTCGTTTTCTTCGTCTTCTTTTTGCTTGATGACGATCATGACTTTAGGTGAGAGCAAACCCTTCATTTTTTACCTTTCGGAGGTTGCATAGGGATACCCACCTTTCGGTCGTATCGAATAGGAACCGGAGGAACCTTCATTCGGTAGGGAGACGGTAGTGCTTTGCTATCCCTGGTTCGTTTTTCCACAGCCATGCTGCTGCCTCCTTGATGTTCTTAGAGTCGTCCCTGCCAACGCTTTGACTGCCCGCGTGATGGACGTAACTCCTTGAAACAAAATGCTTAAAGTCACATACCGTAAGTGTATGACAAAAGACGTTATCTGAAAACCAATTGATCGGCGGAAACCTAACCGCTTGGAAGGCTTCCTTGGTCACATAAGCAAAGATCGGAGCAATCACGCTCGTCTCTTTGATCGTCTGTTCTTCCGCCCACTTCATCCCGTTTCTTGCGCCACCCTCGAACCGGATGTTCTGGGCCTCTAAGATATTGTCAGACCTCGCTCCCAAAACCCCGATCTTATGCCCCGCCCTTTGTAGATGCTCTGCATCCTCAAGAATGAGTCTATAGGAATCTGGAGTCAGGCAGATGTCGTCGTTGGCAATGATGACTGCATCGTGGTATTGGAATGCGTCGTCCATGATTTTGTTGTAGGCATCACCAAAGTTACCCGCCGAGTTGAGTACCCACTTGTAAATTCGTTCGTCCATTGTCTCGGCCCGACTCGACAGATATATAGGCGCTTCTTTGGCGTATGTTTTGATGCTTGACAACGTGATTTCAAGACTTGGACTCCCTACCGTACAAATGAGTATCGGAACTTTTTTCATACTCCGCCATCCTATGGTGGGCTACCACCTGAAAGTATTTGTTATCCATGAGGTTTTCTGTACAAACATTGACCTCTAACCCGTTTCTGTCTGCGATGATCGGAAACGACAGTTGATCCTGTAGCGTCCATTTCATCATCTCGATCCACCAGTCTTGATTAGCTTTGGGATTGATGTAACTCCGCTTCCAACACAAAACCCCTCCAGCAATAAGACCTGCGTCCTGCGGCCACCCCTGATCCCGATAATGCTCGACCTGAGCCAAGATAGGTTGATCTCGATACTTGACCATATCCCAACATTCTCCGGCCTCTTGGTAGATACAAGTCCGCCAGGGATGTTGAAATGCTGCCATCGTGTCTCCGGCCTGGTCAATCATGTAAGCCACGAACTCAGGGCTTGTAATCCTTATCGACCCGTCTATCCAAATCACGTAATCCTCAGCGAACTCTAGCTTATCTGGGAATACCTTAAACCACTTGGCATCCATACGTGGATCTGAGAAACGTCTGCTTGTGATGACTTGCTGCCATCCTTGAGGCTTCTTAACACCGTCCAGGATCGCGTAGAAGGCCGTAGGAACGCTTTGCTTGACCGCGTAGTGCAACGGGTCATAGTTGCCAAAGATCGCCGTGTAGACCGCTGCATTCATACAAAAAAACGCCCAACGTCGCGTCGGGCAAAGGAGGGGAAGGAGCCAACTTTCATTTTAACCCATACCTTATTTCTTTGAGAATCTCTTCTGCTTGCAGTCTTAGGTCTATGGCTTTCCTGTGTAGCTCTACAGAAAGATTGACAATTGCTAGTGCTCGTTGTTCTAACGCACTTGTTGACTGCGCCTGCTCGATGATGTCTTGTGCTGCACTCATGGCTGCTGCTTCGTGTAAGTTCATGCGACCCTCAAATTAAACGGATTATTAAAGAAACTGATGTCTACGCCTTCTTCTTGCTTGGATAGAACAGGCTTGAACTTCTTCTTCGGCCTGGACACCTTCTTAATTTCGTACTCGTCCTTTACCCACTCCCAAACACGTTCCTTGGTAAACGGGTCTATCCTAAACGAAGTTTTGATGCAGCCTTTTTTGAGAAGAGCGTTTAGGCAGTTCACCGTCGTTTGTTTGTCGATCTTTGTCTGTAGCCTTACTGACTTTAAGTCAGCAGGTGTCTTACGCTTTTTCAAGTAAGTCAGAATCTTCTTTTGCTCGTCAGTCATTGTCATCCCCGTATCTTAGCGACCACTCTCCGCTGCGAAGCATCAACTCAAGCCTCGCCAGTGCATTCCATGCGACGTGCGCAGCGTGTAGCAATTGTGTATCTTTGTCGTAACCATCTTCGTTTTCTGCAAGTATGTGCCTATACATAGCGTTGGTGTAACGTTGTTCACCCTGCTCTACAGACAGCCAGCCACCATAAGAATACTTCCTGGCTCCGTATTCACCGACGGCTATCACTGCGTTCAAAGCCCTAAACATATCTTCAAACACTAGTGATGGCCTTTGTTTTTCTGCGTCTAGTTTTGCACCAAGCGCGTGTTGGTCTAAACCTTTAGGGTCTCTTTCTTTCTGGTGCATGTTGTGATCGCCACTCATTGATTCTTCTCCTTTAGCTTGGCTTCAATGGCGCAAGCAAAATTACCCCAGTGCTGATTTCCTGAATAGATCTCTTGTATTTCATAAGCCGTCAGCCCAACCCATTGCTTAGCTGGTTTGCTTGAAATACAAGTAACCGTATAAAGTTTGCCGCACTGACAACCCCAAGCTACAGGCCCGTCTGCTGGTGTCTTTGCATTTTTGTTCTCGATCATAATTTCCTCTCTACACAGTTCTTGGCGCATGGCTGCTTTGCGGAGTCTGCTGACATGGCCCTTGTTATAACCAGTCTTCCATGCAATTTCTGTAACCTTCAAAGACGGGTCTTTGACTAGCTCTCTGACCGCATCAAATCTGTTTTCACTCATGCCATATCCCCTCTATAAAGTTGCCAAGCATCGTTAAGTTCTTCTCTAGCGATCCTTACCCTAAGCCTCATATAGTCAAGATCGTCAAGAAGAATCCTTAGCTCGTTGGGATGCACCATCACATACGTTGTTTCGTCTGCTAGCTTTCTCAGCAGTGCGTAGGCTTTTTCTTTGTCTGTCATCAAAATTCCCCTTCTAAATTACGAGGTCTAATTATTTGCTTGAGTTTTGCAACCTGCTCTAGTCCTTTAGTCTTATCTATCGTCATTTCTAGTCGCTGATAAAACGGAGGTGGAGACTGCCTACACAAAGACCGAAACTGCAACACGTTGGGAGGTTTATCTGCTGGCAGGCACTCCATCGCATAGGCCACGGCATGAGGGCTTGTAGAAAATCCAGACAATTCGTGCGCCCAGTTCTCCATAACCTCCTGTATGTTCATGTCTCGATACTGGTCGAGAAAAGCCTTTCCGTAGGTCATGGAAAGTTTCTTGAAGATCGCCTCGATAACTTGTATGTCCATGCCTTAGCCCTCCAGTAGATTGTTAGGCGTGATGTCCTTCTCATGCCTGTTTCTGCCAAAGATAATGTCTAAGGATTGCTTGTAGTGATCTTCCTTCTTAAGATCGTCTGTAACCCAATCAGCCTTGAACCCTTGCCAACCCCTAGCGCAGCACATTTGCAAAGCCTTCTCAAGCGTTAGGTTTGCAAGTCCAGCCTCTCGCCTAATACCTTTCAGCGCAGTTTCGGTAAGAGGTGACTTCTTAGCCTTCCTGATAGCAAGAAAGTCATCCCAAACAGATTCGCTAACGTCATTAGGACGAAGCGAGCTTGCCGAGCGTTGTTTTATATTTGGTTGTTGGTTATTGGTTATTGGTTGTTGGTTATTGGTTGGTTGCACGGTCGTTGAACGGTCGTTGAACGGCTGTTGAACGTCCGTTGAACGCTTGTTCAACGCTCGTTTAGCGGCTGATGCTTTTCCAGCCTTGGAAGCGGCTTCCAGTTGCTGGTGATAGTGGGCTATCTCCCTATCGCATCGTTTGTGATGCCAGCTTCCTTCCTCTAGCGTGAAGAACATGCCAAGCAGCCCCGATATGGCTTGCTCCTTATCGCGGCCATTGACCTTCATTGAAAGTTCATGCAGTGAGTTTGGAAGCGGCTTTTCTGTGTCGTAGTAAAGCCAAAGTAACTTCATGTAGATGCCAACTTCTTCGTTGGTTAAGAACGAGGTGTCCTTAATGAAGTCACCAATATGGTGTTGGTAGTAGTGCATTGTCACCTTTCATCAAAGGTTGCCATCACTGAAGAAGCATTTGGCAGGCAGGTGATGAGGCTGCTTTTCGGGAGCTACCCTAGCCAATGCGGTGAAACAAATAAGAGTCTAAATCAGATTTCAATAACCTTGCAAGTCCACCCTTCTTTCAACTTACCCCAACCGTGAACCTCTATCTTCCATCCTGCTCGTAAGATAGCCGGAAGATGCTCACTCTCCGAAATCTTCTTCACCCTGGCTGATACGTTAGCTCTTGAGGTTGTTTGAACTAAGAGCGTCTCCTCGTCCTTGAGACAGAGGATGTCGCCGATCCCAAACAAATCCTGCCTGATCCTGGCCCAAGGGTTCCAGTGTTCGACGATCTGACATAAGTAACCACGCTCACGAAGCGCAGCTAAAGACCTCTGAGTAGGACTTACCGACGAACGGCGTTTCTTTTTGGTATCAGCGGCAGAGATTGTCGTCACGATGACAGTCTTATGGGGTTGATAAGCCTAAGATTACTCCATCACAACAAGGAGCCAGCAATGAAAGTTCATATCAGTCATGTAGTTAAAGCAATAGAAGCACTAAACAGAATTGAAAAAGCAAGCATGAAACAGTTTGAAGATCCAAGGTTTGTCGGAACGTTGCAAGCAGAAGCTCTCATTGCAATGTGGCCGTTGAAACACGCTATCGAAAATAGCAAGGTTGAAGTAACCGTTGAAGGTGAAGTATGAGCGTTGACTACGATGCTTGGCTAGACAGACAACTTTACGAATACGACAGAGAGAGGGAACAAAATGACTACCAACAACAGTTGGAACAACAGGAGTACGAACTTGACGAAGTACAAACCGACGAGGAGTGACTGGGCACTATGCGCGCTATTGGGGATTTGCTACGGAACACTTCTTTACCTGTTCATCAAATAAAAGAGCCAAACATGAAATTCAACGAACTCAGAAAGATCAACGTAACCGAGAAGGTCGAGAAGAAGAACGGACTCTCTTACCTCTCTTGGGCCTGGGCCGTGGATACATTGTTACAACATGACCCTACGGCAACCTGGGAGTACAAGCCCCATCAGATGTGGGGTGACAGCGTAATGGTGTTTTGTGAGGTCAAAGCATTCGGCGTATCTCGCACTGCACAACTGCCTGTCATGGATCACCGTAACAAAGCGATCTCTAACCCTGACGCTTTCCAGGTCAACACTGCTATGCAAAGGTGTTTGGCTAAAGCTATCAGCCTCCACGGTATCGGTCTCTACATATACGCCGGAGAGGATCTGCCAGAAGAGAATAAAGAAGATCCGGCAGATCACCTCAAGATCGTGAGCGAGGCTGAGAACATGGAAGATCTAAAGCAAGCCTTTACGACAGCTTATAAGGCTCTGAAGAACAATCCTGAAGCTATCAAGCAGTTAGACGCAGCTAAGGAACAGCGCAAGAAAGAACTGACGGAGATCAAATGAACCAACAACAGATTCTATCTGTTGCCAAGCAATCTGGAATTCTCATCTCAAATCGAGATGAGTTCCTGAAAGCAGTCACCAAGTTTGCTAGATCATTTATCCCGAAACCGATGACTAGAACTCAAATGACTTATTTGGCAGCACTCGACGACTGGATGTCACTGAACGATCTGGCAAATAAATTCGGTTGCACACCACAGAATGCGCTCAAGATGATTCGTGCTCTGGAGGCTCGCAAGTTAGTAACGAAAGAAAAACTCTACAGGAAATCCTGGGCCTACTTTTACAAAAGAAAATGAACCTGAACACATTTGAAGAAGGACTGCTGGACTCAATCCAGACAGAGCGTTGCAAGAAACTGCTATGGTCTGTCATCCAACTGGCAGTCGATGATGCTTGCAAAGCACCCTACAAAACTAGACCACAGGACGAAACGATTACCGCGCTTAGATTTTTATTCGGAGACCTTAACGAGTCAGGGCTCGACAATTATCTGGTGTGGCTTGACGTTGACAGCAAAGAATTCAAGAGACGCATGGTCAATGCCATGTTCTCAGAGCGTCACGATAAGTTCACTGACTTCGAGAGACGGGCCTTCCGAGCCAACTATAACTGGTACTTACGAAATGAGATCAATACTAACGACTGAGACTGACCGCAGGAGGGTCATAGAGGCCATAGAAGCCACTGAATTAGGCTACATGGTAACTATCTCCAAGCCACCTCGAACAGCGGCTCAGAATCGTTTTTATTGGTCGATACTGACAGCTTGTTCGGAACAACTAATGGGCCAGCAATACACCCAAGATATATGGCACGAGTGGGCTAAGACGAGGTTTCTACCATCTCGTGTCGTTGAGCTTCCTGGTGGTCAAGTAAAAGAGATCGAGCCTTCGACTGCTTCGCTTACCGTGTCTGAGTTCTCAGACTTAGTAGAGCAACTTCTACAGTACGCAATCGAGAAGGGCTTAGTCTGGACAGATGAAATGAAAGACGCTGAACTTGACTTAAGGAAGATCAATGTACTCAAACAAAAAGCTGCTTGAGGCTTGCAGGAATATTCCTTGCGGATCTTGTTTCTGTGAAGATGGAACTGTAGTTGCTGCCCATAGAAACCAAGGCAAAGGCATGGGCATCAAGGTATCTGATGCTTTAGTAGCATCTTTGTGTTTCAAATGCCACGCATACTTAGACCAGGGAAAAGAAATGTCTCGTGAAGAACGTAGAGACTTCTGGAACCAGGCCTACATAAACACAATGCAAGCAATGATCGAACGAGGGATACTAAAGGTGCAAAAACACAGCTAATTTACGGATAAAAATCAGACAAAGGAGCAAAAACATGGCTAACTTACGGAAAAAAAGCGGCAAAAGATCGTTGGAACTGGAAGATTTATGGTTTGAGTTCCAAGACACTTATGAAACAACTGGATTCAAACAACAGTTTCTGAACGATGTTTGGGGTGCTTATGCCGTAGGGAATGAACTCAAATTACTGGTCACGCTAAGACCTTTAGCCGAGCCTGCAATTTATAACGGCGTTAAAGCATTGTTTGAGGATTGGCTTCTTAACAAGCACCATAAAAAAATCTCGTTGACATTCAAAGTCGTTGTGCACAACGAACACACACAATTTGCAGAAATATTTTCAAAGATGAACTGACATGGAACAACGAACTGATGATTGGTACAAAGCAAGGTTAGGCCACCTAACCGCTAGCAGAGCCTCAGACGCGCTTGCGAAACCTGGAACGGCTACACGCCGTAACTACCAGATTCAACTCGTCACAGAGCGTCTGACAGGCTTACAGGGCGATTCATTCACGAATGCAGCTATGCAATGGGGAACAGAACAAGAACCCGTTGCCAGGGCTGCCTACGAAGTCCATACAGGCCACTTCGTCGAACAGACAGGGTTTCATACCCACAAGTCCATAAAGTGGCTTGGAGCGAGTCCTGATGGCTTTGCAGGGTCAGGGTTGATCGAGATCAAATGCCCTAACTCAAACACTCACGTCGATTACTTACTAGCTAAGGAGGTTCCCACTAAATACAAACCACAAATGCTCACTCAAATGCTCGTGACAGGTAGGACTTGGTGCGACTTTGTTTCGTTCGACCCAAGACTCCCTGAACATCTACAGTTATTTGTCGTTCGTTACGAGCCTAAACCGGAAGAGCTAACCAAGATCGAGGCTGATCTGGTTGCTTTTCTCAATGAAGTTAATCAAATGGAGTTGTCGCTATGCCAAAAGAACTAACAGGATCAATCAGCAAGAACAAGAAAAAAGAGAAGGATGTTCACCCAGACTACCGAGGTTCAGCAATGATTGGCGGGGTTGAATACTGGATCTCAGGATGGGTTAACGAGGGTTCCGACGGAAAGTATCTTGGGCTAAAGTTCCAAGCAAAAGAGGAAGTAAGATCAACCAAAGTCGATGACGACGATTCAGTGCCATTCTAATGTTAAGCGTACACCACCAAACCATGCTGAAAAAAGCGTTTGCAAAGCGTCCTGCAAACATTTCGGATGACTCTCCGGTCTTAGAGAGGGTCATTCACATCATCAAGTCTGAGGCTCCGGAGTGTTTCTGGAAGCCTACGGAGTTGGAAAAACGGAGGTTCTTCAATGCACCACGGCCAGGAACTCCTCACGAGGATGCGGTCTATCCGTTCCCGAAAGGCTTATTATGAGCAACTGGAAAGAGTTAATCGAGAATCAGACGAGGACAGAAAAGTTCAGACCCGTCGAGGAAATCTGGAGGGAGCGCGGATGGATTCCACCGTCAACCGAGTGCCCAGACACAATGGCAAAACACAAAGCGTTTAAGGAGTGGTCGATCCGTGGCATCGTGGATCAACCTTATCAAGCAAGTTAAGTCGTCTGATGTTGAGGAGATAACGGCAGCGTATAACCAAGCGTTGCCGTTTGTCGTTCAGGACTGGGCAAAGATGATCTTAAAGTTAGCTAAAAGCAAACGACTTCCGATCATCGAGAAGATCGACAAGATTCACGGACAGAAGATCGGCCAGATGGTGCGAGACGAAGTTACCGCGCAACACCTTTCGCTTTCTCGAAAGACCTCATCCCAGCAATCCCCAACATCCCGCTCAAAATAACCCATAGCGCATCGGTATCCAGCATGGGAGGAGGTTTTACCTCCGTAGGAACGATCTGTTCTGCTTGCATCCAAGTCCACGCCCAGACTAAAAGCGGGTAAGCAAGGAACTGATAGAACATCGCTCCCGCACCAACCCAACCGATAGCAGGTCTCCAGCCAGCAACAAACATATTCTGGTTAGCGGCCTCGACCTTGTTAACTTCCATTTGACCAAGATCAATCGCTTGGTCGATACGCTTGGCCTCTAGCTCAAGCTCCATGCGCTCTTTGTCGGATGTGTGCAGGTCTCCGATGACTTTTCCGACCGAATCAACGATGGAAGAGATTCCGAGAAGGTTCATAGCTTGAGCGTCCTGTTGATCCAACCTAGCATGAACTTCATCTGGCTTCTGTCTCGCGTCACAATGTCACGATAACGAGCAATCTTTGCCAGCGCGTAATAAGCTACAAAGAGTTCCGGATTAGCTTGGTTGAGTGCAGATATAGTCTTAGGCCCGATAACGCCATCTGGGGCCGTTTTAACGCATATCTGGGCAAGTTTGATAGACACGGGAACGCCAGCATTGACAGCAAAGTTAAAGAGGGACGAGGCTATAACGTCATGCGTTAAATCATCGCCTTTGATCTTGTCCCAAAAGTGCTCTTTATAGAAGTCTCGAACTAGCTGTGTGGGAGGTGTTTCCTGGTAATCAATGTGCTGCCAGCCTTCCCATTTTGGGTGCATCTTGCGAGCAATACCCGCATAGGTCTGGCCGCCTCGGTCGCCTTGTACTTCGTGAAGGACGTAACCTCCTTCGTCCTCCATCATCTTGTCGTAAGCAGATTCAAAGTTAGCCAACGGCTTGCCCCCTAAAGTATGCAGTCCCTTCGATAACCTCGACGAGTTCAGGAGGCAAGAGTAGACCATCTCTGAAACACAAGACAGCAAAGCCTGAACACCAAGGGACGGGATTATCTTCGATGTAAGTGAACTGACCACCGTCAGGATCGGCCAACATCCCTGTAGATACACCGTACCTACGTCCTCGATAGTCACCCCATCCTTTGACCTCTAAAAGATGGGTATGCCCTGAGACCGTAGAGATGCCTGCTTTCAAGGTGTTGTTGTAACCGGAGTGGATACCTGAGTGTTGGAGCCTGTGTTTGATCATGCAGATGTCATTGACCATGACAGACCAACTGACAGACCACTCCGGTAAATGATCTTTAAGTGTCGTACCTTGGATGCCTTTGTACTCAGGAACAGATCCGGCTAATCTTTTGTCAAACCGTATGTCATGGTTGCCTGTGGTTCGATGCAAGAAAGTACCTAGACCTTTGCAAGCCTTGACGATCTGATCCATATGCCACTGAACCGCTTCAAGTTCATCGCGTAGGCTTGTGACTGGAGACCAGTCCATAGGGCCGTACTTGGAGATAGCCCCCCCGTCGAGAATATCTCCGTTTGCGATAATCGCTTTGGGCTTTAGGATCTTGATGAGTTTAAGTAGCGCATTGAAGCCAGCAGAGGGTTCTCCAGGCATGAAGTGAGCGTCAGAAAATACGATCACATAGCCTTCAGTTTCTAGCGTCGCTCGTCTACGATTTTCAGGTAAGGTAAAACGAGCGTCTTTTGTGGGGAGAAGGATGTTGTATTTCTTCTCGATTGCCCTTCTTCGCTCGTACACATTGCGAAGGGTAAGACCGATACGGTCTGAAATCTTAGTTGGGCTTCCTAGTTCTTTCCAGACTGCGATGAACTCTTCATCTTCTGACTTTTTTCTCACGCCAAGCTCCGCGCTCTATGCTCTGGATCATCTTGCGCGGAATCACCAAAGACTGAGCGATTGCGTCGTCAGTCAATGACTGACAAATTTTCACGCCCTGCTTTGTCTCTCCTAGCAAGAATCCTATAGAGACAACAAGCGGAACCTGAAAGTCCTTGGCTTTCTCTGGGCTATCACCCCAACCCAAAGTGTCGTGGCAGGCATCTTCCCAAACTACTTTAACTATCGGAAGATTGTGCTTCATTCTTCTTATCTTTTATGGCATGGAACCATTTCCAGACAAGCCAGCCGGACTGTAACACAATATAGAGCAAGGTAGCAACTGCCACCCATTCGTTCAGAGTCAGACCGCCAACAGTCACGGCTGTTGTGATTGCTACAGGAGGAGTGGCTTTTGCAACTTCTACCAGTACGTCTGACTTCTGTTCGGGTGTCATGTCATCTCAATCCAACTTACAGTATCTTCATCCCATGAGTACATTTTACCGTCAGTTGGCATTGCTACGGGAGCCTCCCACTGCGCGTCTGCGTTGAGAATCCAACTAGCAAAAGGTTGCGGCGGTACAAACGCATCAATATCCTGGCGGTAGGTGTAGCCAATCCCTGCGTAGTTCTTACGCATGTTGCCGTTGTAAGAAGTCTGCTTCCAAGTGCCGCCAAGAATCTTTTCTAGGTGCGCTGCGCCGATATGTTCTTTTTCAACGCCAGAGGCATCAGAGGTGTCTTTG